TCAGCGCCCCTGGTTCTTTTAACGCATCGCAAGCCGCACTGGAGAGTTCGATTACTAGCGGACTAGCCTCGTTTGAGACCCAGGCCGGCCCAGCGTCGAACGATCCGGAAGCAGAAGAGCCAGCAAACGATGCTATTGCTGCAGCCCTGTTGGCAACGCCACAATCAGGCGAAACGGTGGCTTATTTCTATCTTGGTAGGTTAATCGATATAATTTTGAAGAACATTGACGACGAATTGGAAACCCTTTCTGGCACCGGCAGCCCGCTGGCAAGAATAACCGAGCACAAACTCCCATCCGGAACAAGTATTGATATCACATACAGCACCCGCAGCCAGAAAAAGAAAGAACTGGAGATCGCGCTAGCCAATTTTAAAAGATTGAGAATAGTATTGGGTCCTGTAGAGTTCGTAAACGCCCCTTCCTTCGGCTCCTCACAGGTGACAAATGCCACATTTGGTGATCTTCCCATTTCCGTAAAGTATTTTGTTGAATACATGACAGATAAGATGCTCAAGAAAGAGGATACCTTTTATTCTCTTACAAAATTTTTGAACGATATAATGAATGAGTTCGTTCGTGATTTCTTGAATAGTAGAGAATGTTTCCGGAATGTTAAAACCAAAGTCCGAGCACAACAAGCTTCTTTGACCAGCTGGTCCCCAAGTTCGGATTATGACGTGCTTGAGTTGAAGATCGCACAGCTTGGGCTCCCCGCCGGCGCAAACCTTCTTTCCAGAGATCCGAGCAACGGAAAAATCACCGTAAACGAAGACCAACTGCCGGCAGCAGCTAACCGCCGCTCAACAGTGAAGAGAATACGAGATATGAATCCCCTACACCCTATTTTGTATCTTTCAGGGCCCCCGGGCGCCCGAACTAGGATAGAACCAGATCAAGAATTTAATTATTTTGTTTATTTTGCTGGACAAATACAACCTCTGGATAAAATGAGAGGGAAAAGAGGGGAAGATGAAGGTCGCGGCATTTTCCACTATATGTTGGGGCGCGATAAAGGATTAATTAAGAATATTTCACTCTCTAAAACGCAAACAAGGGGGCTAGCCGAAGTCCGTTTTGAACAGGACGGGTATGATGGGCTACGGCAATTAAGGGTGGTTTATGACGTTGAAATCGACTCATATGCAAACATAAATACCTATCCGGGCACCTATATCTATGTTGACCCATATGGTTTTGACCCGGGCTATAATATCGATAAGATTTCTATGACAGAATTAGGTATTGGTGGTTATTATATGATTATTAGATCTGAACACGAATTTGGAGCCGGAAAAGCTAACACCAAGATTACAGCCAAGTGGGTTAATCAAATTGAACGCGCCGGCGCCGCGGCCGAGTGTCAATCCCTGCGCGATCAAAATGCCGGCACGAACGATCCAACCCAAGTTTCACCGGAATGTCAGAGCTTTGCCACAGAAAGAGAGGACGCCATGGCAGCTTCCGACGGTGGAGAAGACCGACTTTTCGATCTGAAGTGGGAAGGATGGACGCCATGGTAGGAGAGAGACATGTCTAAATATTTTGCACCAAACAATAAAGAGTCAGCAAAAGACCTTTTCCAGAAGAGGTTGTATTACTGGGCCTATGTTACAGATAAATCACCACAAAACGTAATTGATTTTAGTTATGGTGAGAAAGCGCTCTACGGTCGAGTAGGGAGATCGTTCCAGCCGATTGTATTAAAAAAGGGCGCCCTCAAATCCTTGAAAAATCCCCTCCGCCGCGAATCACCAATGAGAGCAGTCAACTTTGTGGCGGATATCTTCAATGAAATGTCCCGGCAGTTTGAGAAAAAGGTCACCATGTCACAAATTGCAACAAACGACCCATATTTGAGCAAGTTGGTTGTATACAAGGCACATATATCTCCTCAAAAATTATATCAAGATCATCGACAACGCTATATAGACCAAATCGCAAGGCTTTTCAAGTCCAAACAGATGCGTTTTTCAAATTTCGAAGAGTTCCTTGAATTATTGATTCCGATTTTAAAAACCAGTTGTCAGACAGCGCGCTTTACCTATCCTGGGTTTATTAAGAGTAGAGATTGTTCGATCATGTCAACGGGACTAGCGATAGAGATAGCTGATTTGAAATATGAGGACGATGACGAGAAAGTAAGAAAGTTCATCAAAAGCAAAAATTGGGATTTTTATATTAACACTTGCAATTCGTATGGATTCATGGTAGACTTAAATACACCCTGGAGAATTGTGGCAGATTTAGAATCAGATGCGATGAAGGAAATTGCGCTGCGATATGGATATCATGGCGTGGATTCTCTTTTCCGAAGAGCCTACGCTAATCCAAATTTTATAGATCTGAAAAACTTTGCTACTACGTTGCTGGCGCTGTATAATTCTTGTAAAGTGTACTCTTATGATAAATTTGAAGATTGCGGAAATGGTAAAACACATGTAAAAAAGGTTTATCCACGCGAATACACTGTCAATGAAATGATACGCGACACTGGAGCGATGAGAATTCTCCGGCTTTATACGTATTTGAGGCTTTTTGAAGAAAAGCCAGAACTCACAGATGCCGCAATGGATGAAATAGTTGGTGAAGTAATATCGCTCACCAACACACAGGGACTTCCGATAGCCCTAACCGTCTATTTAGAAGCGATTATAAATAAAGAGTTTGACAAAATCGGTTCAGTCAGTTATATTAAAAAGGTTAATGAACTTCGCGAAGAGATGGAAATTATGAGAGCAGAAGATACCACAAATCCTTCAAACTATCGCTATGCAAGCATAGCAGCCAAGGAAAAATCAGAATGGGGAGGGAATCTCATTCCTGAAGATCTACTTCCCGAAGACGAACAAGCTATTTTGGACTAAAATGTACTTTCAATCGATTGATGATAAATCCGAATGTATTGGGGTGTATGTGGACGGGCAACTACATTTTGACAATTTTCCGGCTGATTTGACCCACACTTGGCGCTACACAGGCTCGGCTGTTGACGCCGATGTAGAATATGCGTGGCTATACGCCAACGGCGCAACATTGGCCCAATGCTGCTCTGAAGAGCATTCAGAGGAGCTATCCGCTACCGAGCGCAGATTACGCGCATATATGAAGACATTCAAAATCGCAAAAGTCAATCTAAATGATCATTGCATTTTCGATCTCGTCCCTCATGACTTCTTAAAACGCTTTTGCGAGATTAAAACACAAATCACAGAACACGTTTTTGATTCTTACGAAAAACCAAAGAACTACCAGCACCTGTGCGACGTCGAAAAACTTCTCTATAAGATAAGGTACAATAGGCTCAATTTGAGTACCGATGGTTGCCGTCATTTGATGCTTTCGACTATAGAGCGCAATAAAGCGCAAGAACTGGTCAAGAACTATGCCTACATTGACTACAACCTGTTTGGTACCGTCACAGGGCGCCTCACAACCCGTCCCGGCTCGTTCCCCATACTAACAGTTAAGAAAGAGTTTAGGAAGCTCCTGAAGCCAAAGAACGACCTTTTTGTGGCATTAGATTATAATGGCGCTGAAGTGCGTATGTTTTTGGAGTTATCTGGCGAGGAACAGCCCGACTACGACATTCACGACTGGAATGCTAAGAATGTGTTTGCCAACACTTTGACTCGGGATGAGGCCAAAGTTGAGTTCTTTAGTTGGCTCTACAACTCAATAGATCACCCGGAACTTAATGAAATCTACAATAAAGTAAAAATCCTCGAGGCCCGGTATGATGGAGAGTTTGTTACTACGCCATATGACCGCAAAATAGCGGTGGACGACTTTAGGGCGCTCAATTACCTGATTCAGAGTTCAACGTCAGATCGCGTTCTTTCCAAGGCGGTTATTATAGACAAAATGTTAGAAGAGAGAAAATCTTTTGTTTCTCATATACTTCATGATGAAATTGTGATAGACTTTAACAATGAAGACAGAGATATTATAATGGAAATTAAGGAAACATTTGAAGATGGCTTCCTTAGTTCAATAAAGGCTGGTACGGATTATTTCGAACTGAAAGAGTTGGATCTATGATTGTAGTTGGACTGGGTAACGCCGCTTCCAAAATAGTAGAGAATTTCAAAGCAGTCGACAATTATAAAGTCTATCAGCTTAATAGTTCAGTCGAGCGCACCTCTAAATATAAATTTAGATTGAAGCGCCACGAAGAAGCGGAAGAATACGAGCAAAATATCCCAAATCTTAAAAAGTTTTTTAGTGAAATCAAGGGACGAGTGCAATTCTTTGTCGTGGGCTCGTCAATGAGTTCTAATTATGCGCTCGGAGTTATAGAGCAGCTTAAACACGCCGAGGTAGAGTTATTTTACATCAAGCCTGATGGAGAGCTTCTCACGGGCATGCCAAAGTTAGTAGATAAAGTGGTATTCAGCGTGATCCAGGAATATGCACGATCGGGGCTCTTGAAGTCAGCAACGCTGATTAGCAACGAATTGCTCGAAAACCATCTCGGAAACGTCCCTATTAAGAAGTATTACGCCACGCTTAATCACACTATTTTCTCAACTGTTCATTATCTAAACTTCTTTGAGCACAATGAGCCGGAAATCGGAATGGTCTCGCGGCCCCTTGATATTTGTCGAATTAGAACCATCGGTTTACTTAATATGAAGAATTTAGAAGAAAAATGGCTTTTTCCACTTGACATGGACCGCGATGTATGTTATTATATGTGTATAAACAGGGATAAGTTGGAGAACGATGGAACGCTTCACAAAAAGTTGGTCGATTTGCTCAAGCAAAAACCAAGGAACGCTTTCCGAAAAATTTCGTATGCGATTTATGAAACTGAATTTGATGATTTTGGGTTCTGCGTTGCCCTTACTAACGTAGTGCAAAAATACGCTTGACAAGCTACGTCAAGTGTGTCATAATAAGGCAATAAGGAACGCTTGTTGCTAACTCATTCAACACAAAGGAGAAAAAATGGGTATTGATATGGAACTGATGCGGCGTAAGCTTGCATCCCTTCGAGGAGAAGGAAACGGAGATAACACTCCATCAGTCTGGTTTAAACCGGACGAGGGCGATACGGACATTCGTATCGTTCCAACAAACGACGGGGACCCCCTCAAGGAGATGTCTTTCCACTATAATGTGGGCGAACATCGTGGTGGTGTTCTTTGCCCGAAACGTAATTACGGCGAAGCATGCCCCATCTGCGAGTTCGCTTCCGCTTTATGGCGCGAAGGGACCTCCAACAACGACGAGGACAGCAAGAATCTTGCAAAGTCACTTTTCGTGCGTCAACGTTATTTCTCGCCTGTGGTAGTCCGCGGTCGTGAAGACGAAGGCGTCAAGGTCTATGGATACGGAAAGAAGGCTTATGAACTTCTTCTGGGCTATATCCTCGACCCAGAGTATGGTGATATTACCGATTCCGACGAAGGAACCGATATCACCCTCACATACACCAAGCCTAATAAGCCTGGTGCTTATCCACAAACGAGTCTGAAGATGCGCCGAAACACATCCCCCCTGCTCGCTGACACGGAATCCATCCCTGCCCTCCTGGATCGTGTCCCGGAGTTCGAAACCCTATTCGAACGCCTGACAAGCGATCAAGTAGGCGCGATTCTAGATGAACAACTCTCCGGCGATGGTTCTGCCGAGAGCCGTTCCAAAGAGACTGCAAAATACTCCGCCAAGCCGACGAATGATGTTGACAAGGCGTTTGAGGAATTGATGTCCTAGGATAACTAGGCTTTAGTTTGTGGAAACCGCCGGCAGACCGGGAATAAATAGTCTGCCCCCCTTTTTAAACAATATCCGCCGCGGCCAAGGATATAAAATAAAATGACCGCGCCATTCTCCATTCTGGAGATGCTAATATGCTTCGCCTATAGATAGGCAGATGAGTCTATAAAGATTATACACTTCAACAAAAGGAAATACGATGAGCAAGAAGAAGAAAGAAGCTGAAATAATTGAACTTAAGGCAGTACGCGAATCAACGCCTCTGATAACACAAAATCTCAATAAAGATGTTTTCTCTCGCATGGGAGGTAACACTCCTTTAGAAACATACTCTAATGTTGCTGAATGCCTCACCAAAATGGGAGTGGAAGTAGCTTGGTATGACGACTATGAGTACAAATCCATTGATATGATGTCTCCAGACGATCCAATTTACGACACTGCTCAATGCAGAGTCGTTCCAGCAGAAGAAAGAGTGAAAGAATTTAGAGAGCGTTTTAACAATGGGGAGCGGTTGATTTGGGCTCCAATGGCTATGATATTCGATGGTAAGCATGTTCTGGCTTTCGGTAACACTCGCTACAGAGCCTTGAGCACTTGCGAGGGCGAGAACTCTAGAGCCCCATACGCTGTCATCGATCCTAACAATAAACTAGAACCTGCTGTTAAAAGACTATTATTGGCTACTCTGTCTTCAATGTCCAATGTTGAAAGTAGATATCACGCCAAACCAGACGAGATTGAAGATATCTTAAAGCAGGCAAAGAACACTTGGATGGCAATCACAGGACTCCGCGGGAAAGATGTCGGGAAGCTCTACGCGGAAGAGTTAGGAGTGCTGGCAGCGTATGATGCCGCGAAAACTTGTGAGGAGAGACGAAAAATCCAGAAATTATGGTTTGACAGATGGATGAACAGAATCAAGCCTAATAAGTACACGTGTAAAAGATGGAGAACGAAGCTTTTCAACGAAGAGTTTGGCTCGGACAAGAAGAGCAATAATTCACTATTGACAGAGTGGGGCGATGCACAGCGTAAGAGCAAATATGACGCTGCTTTTCCTGATGATATAGAATTTAACGACGTAAGGAACAACCCATCCAATTTAAGCTCAAAGTCGAAACAGTGGCACCTGTTTCTCTCATGGGGAACTAAGGGAAAGAGTGTGACGAACTGTGTAACAAACCTCGACGGTAAAGTCTTCCGAGAAATCAGAGATAACAATGCGAGAGGAAGGTTTCAATCAATTTCAATCGTAATGAAAGGCGAAACTGGAGCAAGAGAGAGCGCCGTAAGGGTGAAAAACATCAATACGGTAACAGAAGGGATAGAGAAATACAATAATAGTCTTATCAAGAGCGGATTTAACGAAAGCTTTCCAATTGTAGGTAAAATTGTTTTCCCTCAACAACTCCGTGATGGGGATAAATTGGTAGATAGAGATTACTTCTATAAGTGGGATGAAAACAGCGCCAAGTTTGAGGAAGTAAACAAACCCCTTGTTGATATAGAGCACTTCAAGCGCTGTAGCACGTGCGATCGGCACAAGAATATAAGAGATTTCAATCTCCTGAGCAAAGGCAAGGACGGCCGACAACCTCGCTGTAAAGAATGCTACGCTAAAGAGAATGCGAGTAGTAAGCGTAATAAAGTAGCCACTGCCTAACGCAAACAATCCCGAGACTAACAATAACAATTGTCCAGAAACAGCTACTAGAATTAATGGTACTATATAAGTGAAGACACCATTACGATACCCCGGCGGCAAAACACGAGCAGTTAAGCACATTTTGCCGCTGATCCCAGATGATGTTGAGCGGGTGTGCTCTCCGTTTTTCGGTGGCGGCTCCGTCGAGATGGCGCTAGCCAACAAGGGAATCAAGGTCTACGGCTACGACAAGATGAAGCAACTTGTTTGGTTTTGGAACGCCTTATGTGGAGACAGTGAGCGCTTGGCTGACGAGGTAGAAAGCCTCCGCGAAACCTTTGTTGATCGCAAGGGCAACAGTGTTGTCGGATGCTCCAAAGAATCATTCCAGAGCTTCAGAGAGGATCTTAAGACTGATTCATTCATGTTCAGCTATGAGCGCGCAGCCAAGTTCTATGCTATCAATAGATCGAGCTTCTCCGGAGCAACATTTAGCGGCGGCTGGTCAGAGAAAGCTGCAACAGCACGATTCACAGATAGTTCAGTTCAGCGCCTTCGGGATTTTAAGCCGGAAAACTTCCGAGTCGATTATGCAGACTTCGAGGATGCCATTCTAAACCACCCCAAAGCCTTCCTCTATTTAGACCCCCCTTACATGCTTAAGACCAGTCAGAACTCATTATACGGCGTTAACGGCGACCTCCACAAAGGCTTTGAGCACGAGAGGCTTCATTCTATCTTATCAACACGAGATCGGTGGGTTATGTCATATAATGACTGTGAGAAGATTAGAGAAATGTATAAAGACTATGAAATTATCACAGCAGAATGGACCTACGGGATGAACAAAAGTAAGAAATCTTCAGAAATTATCATAACCAACTTGCCACCGCGCGAACATTGTGTTATACTAAATGAAACCAAAGGAGTAAGTGATGGCACGTAAAGTAAAATCTAAAAACAAGCCTGGAAAGGTATCGATGCAAGACTTGATGAGTCTTGTTAACAAAAAGGCAGGGGTAACTGTCGCACACAATTTGTCGGGAGACAACCCCACCGAAGTAAAGCAGTGGATCCCCACAGGTTCTCGATGGCTCGATTCTATTGTTTGCAAGGGGCAATTATCAGGCATTCCAGTAGGGAAACTTACAGAGATAGCAGGGCTAGAATCAACTGGTAAATCTTATATGGCTGTCCAGATCGCAGCAAATGCCCAAAAGATGGGTATGATGGTGGTATATTTTGATTCTGAATCCGCAATTGACCCAACCTTTATTGAGCGCGCTGGGTGTGATTTAGATCGCCTCATGTATGTTCAGGCAGCTTCGGTTGAGTTCGTTCTGGAGACAATTGAAGAAATCCTAGGAGCGACAGAGGAGCAGATGCTCTTTATCTGGGATTCGCTAGCATTCACTCCCGCAGTATCAGACGTAGAAGGCGACTTCAATCCACAATCTTCGATGGCAGTGAAAGCACGCATTCTTGCAAAGGGGATGTCTAAATTGGTTATTCCGATCGCGGACAAAAAGGCGACCTTCTTGGTTCTCAACCAACTAAAGACTAATATCCCTCAAGGTCCGATGGCGCGACAAATTGCGATGGTAACGCCGTATACCACTCCTGGCGGTAAGGCTATGCACTATGCATATTCGCTGCGCATCTGGCTAACAGGCAGGAAGGCGAAGGCCGCCTTTGTTGTTGATGAGAAGGGTTTTCGCATTGGTTCTGAAGTTAAGATTAGACTTGAAAAGTCGCGTTTTGGAACACAAGGTCGCTCTTGCGCATTCCGCATTATGTGGGGAACCGATGACATCGGCATTAGAGATGAGGAGTCGTGGTTTGACGCCATTAAGGGCTCTTCTTGTTTGACCAGCGCTGGAGCTTGGTATACACTCAAGATGCCCGACGGGTACACTAAAAAGTTTCAGCCATCTAAGTGGACTGAATTAATTACATCTGACGATGAATTTAAAGGTAATGTCGTGCGTCTAATGGAGGAGGAGATCGTGCAAAAGTTCGATCGCCGAGAAGGAACAGCCGACACATTCTACGCAGATCCAGAAGATCTAACCGTCCCAGTAAAGGATTAAACAAAATGAAACTATTAGCAACTGTAATTTTTTGTGCTTTAATGAGCGGGTGTGCAGCACATGCACATCAGCCTGTACCACGCCCGGGCGTACATGCCCACGTGCAAGTTAAAGCATGGGTATGGGTAAACGGACACTATCGCCATGGACACTGGGTAAGGGGGCATTGGACAGTTCGACATGTCCGCCCTCACCTCATTGAGAGAAATCCTCATCGGTATGCACGCTACCGTTCTGGGCGCCCAAATAGTCCGCCGCCAAGGCGACACCGCAGACGTTAAAAAAAAGTACTTGACATTGCCTCCCAAATTTAGTATACTATAAATATGGGAGGCATTCTTGTCTTTATTGGGCGAAGAGTACAAGTACTCGACATCGGCTGACAAGCACCACACTTATAGGGGTCGAGTTGGGCGGTACATGGATCTGGCACGTCGTGTTGCTCAACAATCCGCTTTCGACGGCCCCCGTCATGGAGCAGTCTTGGCAAGAGGAGCATCTGTAATCAACGTATCGAAGAACAAAAACAACTTTTGTTCTTTTGGTCGTCGTTTTCGCAAGGGTGACATCCAGCCAGGACATTCCACAGTTCACGCAGAACTTGGGAGTATCCTAGGAATTGACCGTCGCAAGACGGAAGGGGCAGACATATATGTGGCTCGTGTTGGCAAGAAAGGTGATTTCAAAATGTCAAAACCCTGTCCTATGTGCGAATCTGCTCTTCGGCACGTGGGAATTCGCAGAGTCGTCTACACCATTAACAATAAAATAGCAGGAAGCTACAGACTATGAACACCACTTGTACAGGCATCGCCAGAGGGATACAAAAAAATGATAACACAAACACAACCTACTAAACCCATCAAAGCACCAAACCCAGTATTATTGCTTGGAAAACATAAATACCCAATTGGCGGAGACCAAATGAAACGACTATTAATTGTTGACGCACTAAACGCTTATTTAAGGGCGTATATTGTAGATCCATCCCTGTCAACCCATGGACAACCCATCGGCGGACTAAAAGGCTTTATTAAAATCCTTCAAAAGCTTGTGAGGATGACAAAGCCCGATCAAATTATGATTGTGTGGGACGGACCAAACGGATCCGCCAAACGCAAGATTATGGACAAGAACTATAAGGCCGGCCGCAAGCCAATCCGGCTTAATCGCGCCTTTCACAATCTTACGGATAACGAAGAGCTACAGAACAAAATTTGGCAACAATCTCGAATTATTGAATACTTGAACGAGATGCCTATTATCCAGTTTATGCTTCCAGAGATCGAAGCAGACGACGTTATTTCTTATGCAACCCAGATGTCTTATTACAAAGGCTGGCAAAAGATCATTGTTTCCAACGATAAAGACTTTATGCAGTTATGTGACGATGAGACTGTCCTTTGGCGCCCCACCAAAGATGAAGTCCTCAACACTAGTCGCATTGTAGAGCAAACAGGTGTTCATCCGACTAATATGGCACTTGCTAGAGCCATTATTGGCGATGCATCCGACAATCTTCCGGGCGTTAAGGGCGCCGGGTTTGCCACGGTGGCCAAGCGCATCGGTTTTCTGGCAGAGAGCGACACGCACACTATCGACAACGTAATGGATCACTGTGAACTCAAATTGGAGAAGAACAAGTTGAAGTTTTATAGCAATGTGGCAGAGAATAGGGAGCTTATCGAACACAACTATAAAATGATGCAACTATATTCTCCTGTAATGTCGATTCAATCGAAAAACATAGTAACACAAGGCGTTGAGAATTTTGAATTTGGACTTAACCGTACAGAAATCATAGGGATGATGAGGGAAGACGGTTTCGGCGAACTGAACTGGGAAGACTTAAGAGTAAACTTAAACCGAATTGTGAACGAAAACTAATATCGCTAGCGGGCAAAAACTTTAAGTTTTGACTTGACATTTCGGACAAATCAGTTATACTTATTATAAAGAGAGGGCATTGATGACAACACAAGAAGCAGGCTTTGGAAGGTATGGGAAATCCTTCCAAGAAGGCCTCGTCCAGCTGATCTATGAAGATCGACCATTCGCTGATCAAATTACGGAAGTGTTAAATGGGGACTTCCTAGAGTTGGACTATCTTAGGATCTTCTTGCGCAAGATTACAGACTACCGCGATAAGTATAGTCGCCACCCCTCGGTGGAAGCGATCGCCACCATTCTTAAAACTGAATTAGATGAAGAAGAAGAGGTCCTTCAACGTCAGGTGCGCGAATATTTCCTGCGCATTCACAATCGAGAACTGACCGATGTAGAGTTCATTAAAGAAACTTCTATTGACTTCTGTCGAAAGCAAAATCTAAAAGAAGCAATGCTAAAGTCGGTTGGGCTCCTTCAAAATTGTTCTTTTGATGAGATCTCTACAGTCATTAATGACGCTTTAAAGTTGGGATCCGAGAACAACTTCGGCTATGACTATATGGCTGATTTTGAAGCTCGTTTTGTGCCCCGATATCGCCGACCTTGCACGACAGGCTGGAAAGAGGTCGATCAGATCTGCGGAGGAGGCTTGGGAAAAAGCGAGCTTGGAGTGGTGGTTGCGCCAACAGGCGCCGGAAAGAGCATGGTACTCGTACATCTAGGCGCCCAAGCAATCAAAGAGGGAAAGACAGTAATTCATTATACAATGGAGCTTCAAGACACTATCATCGCTACTCGATATGACAGTTGTATTACAGGATACCCACTTTCAGATATCATAAATTTTAAAGAAGAAGTATACGACGAAATTAAAGATTTAGACGGAACGTTGATCGTCAAGGAATATCCGACAAAATCGGCTTCGACTGCGACTATTAAAGCGCATATCGCCAAGCTTATAAAGCGAGGTATAAAGCCCGGAATGATTATTGTGGACTATGCGGACCTTTTAAGGCCGACTGTAATAAGAAAAGAGAAAAGAAGCGAATTGGAATCTATTTATGAAGAGTTGAGAGCCATTTCAACTGAATGCCAATGTCCGGTATGGACAGCCTCTCAAACTAACAGATCGGGACTGAATGCAGAAGTAATCACAATGGAGCAAATATCCGAAGCATTTAACAAGTGTTTCGTGGCTGACTTTATCTTTTCTATTTCGCGAACTATCGAAGATAAGCAAAACAATCTTGGCAAGATGTTTATTGCAAAAAATAGAAACGGACCGGACGGAATGGTGTATAATATCTTTATGGACACTTCGAACGTTTCGATTAAGGTCTTGCCGCCCCAGACAGTTAGTACTGTAAATGGAAACACGGTGAGAACAGGTCCGCCGGTACTTGGACCACGAATGCAGCAGCAGTTACTGAAAGACAAATACAACAAATTAAAAGGAAAACGCTAATATGAGAACACTTGAAAACATCCGTCGGTTTAGATTATCGGACACGTTTATCGAACCTTATAAATCTGCAGATGTGCCTTGGGGACCTGTCGGTTATGTTACTTTTAAGCGTACTTATGCCCGCCGATTAAGCGAGTTCAATGCTGGGACCCCTGGCACCGAAGAGTGGTGGCAGACCTGTCGGCGCGTTATCGAGGGTATGTTTAACATGCAAAAGCAGCACGTTTTCATGCTTGGACTGGAGTGGAACGACGCCAAAGCACAGGCTACTGCAAAAGACGCCTTTGATCGGCTTTTCGCTCTCAAGTGGACTCCCCCGGGCCGCGGACTGTGGATGATGGGTACCAAATTCGTTGAAGAGCGCACTGCTGCTGGTCTTTTCAATTGTGCTTTCCGCTCCACTCGTGATCTTTCTACGAAAGGTGGATATCTTTTTGCGTGGATGATGGATGCGCTAATGCTGGGAATCGGCGTGGGTTTTGATACCGAGGGTACAAGCACTGTTACTATTCGAGAACCCGAATACACCAACGACACCCACATTATTGATGACTCTCGCGAGGGCTGGGTCAACTCGGTTCACCTGCTTCTTGATGGCTTCTTCTTTGGCGATAAGGTACCCAAGTTTGACTACTCTGCTATTCGTCCCGAGGGCGCTCTTATTAGAGGGTTTGGTGGAACATCTAGCGGTTATGGTCCCTTGAAGGAGCTACACGACAACCTTACAGCACTCTTTTCAGCCAAGATTGGCGAACCCATCAGTTCGGTTGATATTGTAGACACAGAGAATCTTATCGGTCGGTGTGTGGTGGCTGGTAATGTTCGCCGATCTGCGGCATTAGCAATGGGTCACCACCGAGACAAAGAATATCTTCAAATGAAGAACGACCAAGAGAAGCTATATCATCACCGCTGGGGTTCAAACAATTCCTTCAATGCGGAGGTAGGCATGGACTATACATGGCACGCAGAACAATCACAGAAGAATGGAGAGCCCGGCTATATTTGGCTGAACAACGCCCGCACACATGGTCGTTTTAAAGATGGGCTGAAATATGATGATGTCAACGTTGCTGGCTTTAACCCTTGCGTAGAACAGCAATTGGAAGACGCAGAGCTTTGCTGCCTAGTTGAGACTTTTCCTGCCAAGCACGACGACTATGAAGACTATTTGAAGACCTTAAAGATTGCATACTTGTATGGAAAGACTATTACGCTATCGAACACACATTGGCCAGAGACTAACGCCAAGATGTTGAAGAATCGCCGGATCGGGCTTTCTCAATCTGGCGTAGTTCAAGCGTTTAACAAATTCGGTCGCCGCGCCATGCTTGACTGGTGCGATAATGCCTATAGCCACATTAAGGCTCTAGATGAAGAATATTCCAACTGGCTTTGTATTCCCAAGTCTGTAAGGATGACATCAATTAAGCCATCTGGCACAGTGTCGTTGCTTAACGGCTCTACACCCGGAATCCACTTCCCAGAGAGTGAGTACTACATCCGGCGAATTCGTTTCTCCAAAGACAACGGACTAGTTGAGCCACTTAGAGAGGCTGGATATAAGATAGAAGATGATGCCTATTCTCCAAATACATACTGCATCGAATTTCCTGTATGTGAGCCTCATTTTTCAAGAAGCAAAAAGACGGTTTCGATGTGGGAACAGCTGGAGATGGCTGCACAATATCAACATTACTGGGCAGACAATTCTGTATCTATTACAGTGACCTTTAAAGATGAAGAGGCTGAACAACTTAAGAGCGCTCTTGAAATGTACGAGACTCGCCTAAAAGCTGTTTCTTTTTTGCGTTACAAAGATACAGGTTATAAACAGGCTCCCTATGAGTCGATTACTGAAAAAGCTTATAATAAGCTGATTAAGAACATTACCCCTATCCAGCGCGCCGACGTTCAGGAGTCAGGCGCCGGCACTAAATTTTGCACCAACGATAGTTGTGAAGTCCAATTCGATAAACCCCAGGAGAAATGATGTTTCAACCAGTCAATAGATATGTCCACATTGTGATAGAGGACGAAAGCGAGAACAAGACAGAAAGCGGCGTTGTCCTTCCGGATGATTTTAAGATTCATGACGACAAGTTTGTATCAGCCCACGTGGTATCATGGGCAGACGATGTGAGGTTCTCAGAGAGGCTATCATCTGGCGCCAGTGTGATTGTAGATAAGTCCATGATCGAGGAAATTAATGTGGACAGCAAGCTATTTACTGTAATTCAAGATAATTACATAATAGGAATTACTGTTACATAATTCGGGGGAATTCGCCCATATGACAATTGACAAGAGCTTTTATAATCAATCATCAGCAGCAAAATTAGGTTGGGAACCATCCTGGTTTGGTGAAAAGTATTATGACGAAAATCTCGTGAGAGCTATTAAAAAATGGCAGAAAGCGCGAAATATTTCGGTTGATGGGTTGTGCGGTCCAATGACGTTCCGTAGAATCTGGACGGAAAGACAAGCACAGATTCACTATCACGAACCGTGTCCGTTAAATTATTCTAATTTTATTGTCTATCAAGGCAACTTTTACCCTATTAAGTGGGACAAAGTGGTGTTGTGGTCGGAGCCCGATGGCTTAAAGGCAAACCCGGGCACATATTATGATTACACTGGGCGCCCAAAGCGGAATATTCGATTGTTTGTGAATCACTGGGATGTCTGTCTCAATTCAACGTCCTGTGCGAGCGTATTAAACAGAAGAGGCATTTCAGTTCATTTCCTAATCGACAACGATGGCACGATTTATCAAACTCTTGATATGCAACATGGTGCATGGCATGCTGGACACTCTAGATCTAATCGAGCCTCCGTGGGCGTAGAGATATCGAACGCCTACTATCCTAAATTTCAGTCTTGGTATACCGAACATGGTTTTGGTGATCGCCCAATAATTGATAACGCATGGGTTCATTCTGAAAAGCTTGAAAGTTTTCTTGGGTTTTACCCCGCTCAAATAGAGGCAGCCAAAGCCTTGTGGCAGGCGGTTCACAACGCCGCCGGCGTAGAATACAAAACACCGCTTAGTCAAACTGGTGTAACCTCTACTAAATATTGTCAAGATGCTCTCTATGGAAACTTCAATGGTTTTGTGAGCCACTATCATGTTAGTAAGAAGAAAATTGATTGTGCCGGCCTCGACCTCAAGACACTCCTCACAGAACTCGAAGAATCCGAAGAAGAATAATGAATCGGCAAGTTAGGGGGAGCCATAGCTGTCCATTTTGAACAAATTGTAGTCGGTAGTTCTCTAGAAGCGCTGCTATATGCATTTATACACGAAATGCCAGTCTTTTATAGCACTCCGCACAAGCCTTTTAGGTTTGATCACTTGGATCCGTCCCTTGATCTCGCATGCTTAAAAGTGCCACCTCTCACACAGAGCTTAAAAACCCACACCGAAACAAAGATTGTGGGTGTCCCGAAGAATATATTATGGGAACGACTTGTCTTTCTGCTCTCCATACACGGCCACGCACCCTTGTCAGATCGGTGTAAGAGTCTTCGATATGGTGGCGAAAATACCATAACCTTTTCAGACGCATACGCCAAACTGATTGATGTGGAGTTTGACGAATGTTATTACTTTGGTGATGATAATGCAAGCGGCCTGCCAAAAATAGAGCTTGACAACACAAAAACAATATGCTATGATTGGATTGCATTCAATAGGGGAGGGAAGCACGACATCGATCACATCGAGACTGGCGATGATTTTGTAAAAGAGATCTGGTTCTACTCTTCCGATAGGATTGATGGCAAGACACCCGTAAAAGATGCATGCGTTGTTTCGCTTTTGACTCCGGAAGAATTAGAAGACTTTGATTTTTCGGAAACGATGGCGCGGTTTAAAGCCGTAAGCGAAATGGAAACAAGAGGGATGAAAGGGAAATTTAATGGACTCGGACCTAATGGAAAGCCAAAACATTATAAATTTAGAACAACATGTATCACCAGAGGATTGGGTCATTCGACTGCACCGCTTGGCGAGTCCACAACAAAAGCAAAAGTCATTGTACCAGAGGGCGCTAGAGATATTATATTGGATCCAAGACAACTCCTCCAATGTTTACCAAGAAGTACGTCACCATATAAGAAGATATTAGATTATTTAGAATGCACCTAGCAGGAATTATCCCCGTCGCTCAACTTGAGACTGACTACGAATCAATCACCCCGGACGTTTTAACGCTCTTGGAGCCTAGATTTACGGCTATACAAAACGCTGTGATGTCCTGTGCTATGGCCGGCTGCAAGACAATATGGATCGTAGCCAATAACGATTTGGCTCCCATTATTAAGCAGGCAGTTGGGGAGTGGGTTTATGATCCAGTTTACTATAAGCGAGATTTTACCAAGTTTTATTCGAATGTACGCAAAGAAGTGCCTATTTATTACGTCCCAATACACCCAAAAGACTTGGACAAACGAAATTCGTATGGCTGGTCAGTATTACATGGGATATATTCGTCATGGTTTGTGTCTTATAAGATTTCCCGGTGGATTCTGCCAGAAAAATACTTCATAGCATTTCCAATGTCTATATATGATTATCGTATTTTGAGGAAACTTAGACCGCTGATCCAAGACACGAATAAAAACTTTACATTAACATATAACAACAAGACTGTGACAGAAGATCTCCCGATCAGTTTTACAATGAAAGGAGATGACTATTTACAATGTCGCCGCAATATAAACAAGATAACCACAAGGGAATATTTACCCCCTTCACCAGGCTCGCTACCGAGCCAGAGGCGTCCACTCAACGAAAGGTGGTCCGCCAGGTTTTTCGACCTACCCACCGTGTTTCAGAAGCTGAATCTGAAAAAGAGCAATAGACACGAACTAGATTGGTTCTATGATATTAGAGAGTGGGACCAATACCGCAGCTACATGGCGTCAGACAATCGGGTTGCTGTGCCCTACTACGAAATTTACAAACCTCGCACTTACAATCTAGCACCTAAAAAAGAAATCTCAACTTAGTGCTTGCAATCTTGGTGCGTCTGTGTTATATTAAGAGAACATTCGGGAGGGATGAATGACAAGAACCACGTCAAAAATTAAATTTGTTGGGCTACACGCCCATAGCGTTGCAGGATCGATCTTCGACGCGATTGGATATCCACAAGACCACATGGATTTCGCATACGAGAACGGCATGGCTGCTCTCGCGTTAACTGATCATGGAAACATGAACGGGTTAGCTTATCAAGTGATTCATGCCAAGAAGATGCGCGCCGAAGGCAAGGATTTCAAGCCCATCTTCGGGGTCGAGGCCTATTTCACCACATCTGTTAAGGAGTGGAGAGAGGCTTATGATGAAGCCATGGCAGACAAGAAAAGAGCCCGGGCCACCAAAAAGACGACCCAATCAGGTGCCACAACAGAGGATGAGGGAGATACAAAAGCCTCCCAGCCGATCCTTAAGCGCCGGCGCCACTTGATCCTCCTCGCACAGAACCAAACTGGATTGAACAACTTGTTCAAGCTAGTCTCGAAGAGCTACACAGAAGAATACTTCTATAGATACCCACGAATGGACTACGACCTCCTTCGAGAGCACTCGGAGGGCGTTATCGCTGCGTCTGCGTGCTTGGGAGGGGTGTACGCCGGCAACTACTGGGAGAACCGAGAGGAGGGCTCTGAAGCCGTCCTAGAGGCTATGCGCGAAACCACCCGCGAAATGGTGTCAATCTTTGGGGATCGCTGGTACGCGGAGTTACAGTGGAACAACATCCCGGAACAACACGAGTTGAATCAATACGTTATTGAGATCGCTAAAGAATTCGGACTTAAGCTGATCTCCACAGCAGATAGTCACTACCCCACCCCAGGCTCATGGAAAGACCGGGAGATGTATAAGCAGCTTGGTTGGCTTGGAAAAGGCAAGCCATCATGGAAGACGGACGAAGGCGAAGACGAAAGCGTTCTCCCTGAATCAACTGACGTCATTGGTTATGAACTTTACCCAAAGAATGGCGATCAGATGTGGGAGTCATACAAGAAGTATTGCGCCTTGCAGGGAACAGAATATGACGACGAACTTGTGCGACAAAGCATAGAGCGAACACACCAGATCGCTTATGAGAGGATCGAAACCTTTCTGCCAGATACGACGGTGCGTCTCCCAGACTTTGTTGTTCCTGAAGGTCTGACGGCAACACAAGCCTTGTTCCGCGCCGCCACTGGCGGATTAGAGGCACTCGGGTTCCATGAGAATGAAGAATATACCGCACGCCTAAAGCGCGAGCTTGATGTTATCGATGATCGTGGGTTTTGCAAGTACTTCTTGACAATGAAGGCGATCGCTGACACCGCAACAGACATGATGCTTACTGGACCCGGCCGAGGATCGGCTGCCGGCTCACTGGTTGCGTATGTGTTGGGTATCACCCAAGTTGATCCAATTAAATATGGCCTCCTATTTTCACGATTCTTGCGTTCAGACGCCACAGACTATCCAGATATCGATTATGACATATCAGATAGCATGGTGATCAAAGAGAAGCTAGTTGACATGTGGGGGAAGGACTGTGTTGCCCCTATTTCCAACTGGAACACTTTGCAATTGCGCAGCTTGATCAAGGACATCTCTAAACTTTATGATATTCCTTTTACAGAGGCTAACACCGTTACTTCTGTTATGATCCGCGAAGCCACTCCCGAAGCAAAGAAGAAGCACGGGATCCGAGCAGGTATCTATGCGCCCACTTGGGAAGAGGTGATGGAGTTTTCGCCATCGCTCCAAAAGTATTTGAATAAATACCCCACAGTTAAGGCACATGTTGAAGGCCTCGTCGGACAAGTTCGCTCCTGCAGCCGTCATGCTGGCGGTGTGGTTATTGCCGAGGAACTGGACCGTAGCATGCCGCTAATCAATAGTGGGGGTGTTCGTCAGGCTCCATGGGCAGAAGGACAGAACGTTCGACACCTAGAGCCGATGGGTTTCATTAAGTTCGATTTGCTTGGGCTCTCCACTCTCAAGATGATGGAGGGTTGCATCGAGCACATCTTGCGCCGCCACCACGGGGTTGCGGAGCCAACATTCGCCCAGGTCCGCGAATATTACGAAAAAACCCTCCACCCAGACAATTTGGATTTCGATAATCAGGAGGTCTATGAGAATGTTTTCCACGCTGGCAAGTGGGCTGGTATCTTCCAATTCACAGAGCAGGGCGCCCAAGGCTTCTGCAAGCGCGCCAAGCCGAATAGCATTGTTGACATCTCTGCAGTTACTTCTATCTTCCGACCGGGACCCCTGTCGGCGGGTGTTGATGCAGATTATGTAGAGGCAAAAAATCACCCCCATCGCATTTCATATATCTCGGAGGCTGCACAGGAAATCACCGAGGAGACTTATGGTTTCCTTATTTTCCAGGAGCAAATCGCCTTGTTGGCTCACAGGCTTGGCGGACTGACCCTCGATGAGGGCAACATGCTTCGCAAGGTATTGACCAAGAAGGGCACCGGCAAGAATAGCGTTAAGGGAAAGCTTCATGATAAGTTTATCAATGGCTGTGCTGCGAACGGTATTAGCGTTGATGTCTCTCAAGGGCTCTGGGATAAGTTCGAGTTCTTCTCCGGCTATGGCTTCAATAAATCACATGCCGTGTCTTACAGCATCATCTCGTTCCAGTGTGCATGGCTGTGGAACTAC